AACCAACAACACTCCAACACCGCCACCAACCTCCCCAGCAAGTATGTAGATACATGGGCCGCTCACTAGAAGAAGCAGTGGCGTTTGGCCTTGAACCATCCACAGTTTGTGATAAATTTTATTGCTACTGCGGGACCCAATTCATCACCACTAGCACAGGAAAACAATACCACCCAATGGATTCCGAGAGCGGACTCATATCCATATCTGATGAGCCGGAGATCGTTCTCCCATCATCTGACGAGTCCACACCTCCCACGCCAGTACTCTCCCCGATTGACCCTGTCGCCGTCGCGGCCACAGCACCACCATCACGAGAGAGAACACCAAAGAAACGCGACCGCCGTTTGGAGCATGAAAAACAATGCCAAAAGGATAACACCAAGAAAGCCGGTCTTCTTGGGGACAAGCCACCACCAGCGGAGCCTGAGAAGAAACAAACACCACCCGATGAGATCAATGAGGAAGATGGTCCCGTCAAGACACTATCAGGCCGCCATCTATCACACCAGGAAATAGAGTTCATGATCACGACATCGTTCTCTGGTGATGCTCGAGGAGCTCAAGTCCAATACCAGACGCCCAAACTCCTCAAAGACGCGCGTCTCACAGCCCAAACTAACGTCACGATGACTCGCGGGTTTGTGGAGTATGGCGTTGTAGAATACGAAGGTCCCTCCATCAATATCCTCTGGATCGACAAATTTCTTCACCTTATGCGTTTCAGAGGTACCCTCTTTGGCAGCACCTACATGGCTTACCTCATACTCCGCAGCGTGCCCATCTGGTTAGCCATTTGCGCATTAACCGGCTACTGGTTTTTCTGGCCACTTTATGCCGTTTGTGGCCTTGTAATAATAAATTTCCTCAGGATACCAACAAATGGCCTCTTCGATAAACTCGACAGATTCTGGGAGAAGAGGCGCATCATATTCAGCACCGAATTGGCAAGTACTGCAGCATCATCATGCTTGTTCGAGAACATGACCGATGACCAAGTCCGCAAATCAATCGCTGCCAATATGAGGAAGGTCGTTTCACTCAATATACCAGGCGACAAGTACGAGCAAGTGCTTCAAGGTAGTATTGAGGCGGCATATTCAATAGTCCACCACAAGGGTTTTCCACTTGGTCCCCAATCAGGCTTCGACTTGGATTGGGGCGTTTCGTGTGCTGTTGCCTCAGACGGCTCACAAGAATATGCGGACATATCCCCCCCTTCTCGCGTTTTTCTGAACCGCGCATTTTACGACTCCTCCGCCAGAAAATATTACGACTCCTGTTCCCCCATTGTCGCCAAAGCAGTCCGAAATACTATGCAGTCGGCAAACGCATATGCGAAGCATGCTTACCACCGATCACGAAGTCTGGCGACGGGTCTGTCACCACGACAAACTTACAGCAACCTCGCACAAAAAACCAGAGACGCTTACCATCGGGGTATCTCGATGGCTTCGGCCCGTTATCGTACGATCGTCACGACGGCCAAACCGT